ACTACCACTGGCCCGGCCCGCACAAACCATACAACCACCAGAAAGAAACTGCTGCGTTCTTGACGCTCAATACTCGTGGGCTAGTACTCAACGAGATCGGTACAGGCAAGACGCAATCGGCATTGTGGGCTGCTGACTATCTGATCAAGACCAAGCAAGTGAGAAAGGTTCTCATCTTGTCCCCGCTCTCTACACTTGAGCGGGTATGGGGTGACGGCATCTTTACTGGCCTAGTCAACAGATCGTTCGTCACTCTGCATGGCACAGCCGAGCGCAGACTCAAACTGCTGAAGACTGATAATGATTTCTACATCATCAATCATGATGGGTTTCAGATCATATCCCCACACTGCAACGGGATGTTCGACCTGATCATCGTGGATGAGGCGGCAGTCCTACGTAACCCATCGACTACGCGGTTCAAGGTATTCCGCAAGTTCATGGAACAGAATCCCACAACACGTTTGTGGTTGATGACTGGCACACCTACGCCGAACCTACCGACAGACGCATGGTCATTGGCCAAGTTGGTTAATAGCCCGTACTGCACCAAGACGTTCACTGCGTTTCGTGATCAGGTGATGATGAAAGTTGGTCAATGGAAATACGTTCCACGGCCAGAGGCGATTGAGACAGTCAAACATATTCTCACACCTGCTGTGCGGTACACCCGAGAAGAATGCTTTGACCTACCGGACACCATCATCCAGACCCGTAGCGTGGAACTGACTCCGGTGCAGAAGAAGCACTACCAAGCCATGCTCAAACATTTCGTAACTGAACTGGCTGCGGACAGGAAGCAAGGGACAATCACTGCCGTCAATGAGGCGGTGAAGATTCAGAAACTGGTACAAATATCTTGCGGTGTAGCGTATGACGATAACGGACAAAACCTTGAAATCGACGCATCGCCGCGTGTAAACTTAGTCAAAGAGTTGATTGAGGAAGCGGGAGAGAAAGTGATTCTGTTCGTGCCACTGACTGGCACGTTGCATATGCTGAGCCGCGAACTAGAGAAGCACTGGCCTGTCGGCGTGGTGAACGGCGAAGTATCTGAAAGCAGACGGAATCAAATCTTTCACGACTTCCAACATTTGAAAGAGCCGCACGTTTTGATTGCACATCCCGGCACGATGGCGCATGGTCTTACATTGACCAGTGCATCAACCATCATTTGGTACGGGCCGATCAATCAGAACGAGCAGTATGTTCAAGCCAACGGTCGCATTGAGCGTATTGGTAAACGGCACGTATCCAACGTGATACACATTGAAGCGACCGAGTTAGAGCATAAGATGTATGAGAGATTAAAGAACAAGCAGAAGTTACAAGGCTTGCTGCTAGATTTAATTAAAGAAGAAACAGAGAGGTAACTATGAGTGTAAAGGTAGATGATGTTATCGCTACGTACATGAAGTTACGTGGTCAGAAGGAAGCCATCGAAGCGCAGATGAAAGAGCAGACTGCTGCTATCAAAGCCAAGATGGAGAAGTTGGAATCTTGGATCAAGGAACAAGCGGACGTACAAGGCGTCACTAGTTTCAAGACCAAGCATGGCACTGCATTCCTTACCACTAGTGACTACGCGAACGTGGCTGACTGGGATGCTATGCTTTCGTTCGTCAAAGAAAACGAAGCGTATGATCTTTTTGAGAAGCGCGTCAGTAAGGTCGCTGTGCGTGGATATATTGAACAGACCAAAACCGTTCCGCCCGGTGTGAATTATGGAACACGACTGGATGTGAACATTCGTAAGCCGACTGCATCAGTGGAGTAATCAGATGACTAATATCGTTCCTGCAAACATCAAAGTTCCTGCTCACCTTGCCGCACGGGTAGGCGTCCAATCAGCACTTGCTCAGTCGTTGACGGGCGGTCTGTCTAGTGGCGGTGGTGAGTCCTATCCACGCATCAGCATTAAGGGTGCGCGGTTCCGTATCATCGACGGCGATACCGAAACCGTATTGGATTCCACCACGTTGGAAGTTGTTATCGTTGGTGCTAACCCGCGACTGTCCAAGATTTGGTACGCCAAGCAGTGGACTCCTGACGCTGAGCCGAGCGCACCAGACTGCTACTCGCTTGATGGTATCGGCCCCGATCCTCAGGCTACCAACCCGCAGAATGATCTCTGTGCTTCCTGTCCGCAGAACGCATGGGGTTCCAAGGTGACTCCGCAAGGTCAACAGATCAAAGCCTGTGCCGACCAGAAGCGTCTCGCTGTGGTTGCTGCCGACGATCCTAACGGCCCTGTGTATCTGTTGCAGGTCACACCTGCTGCACTGAAGGGATTGAACCAGTATCAGAAAGAACTTTCTGTGCGTGGCATCCCGCCTGAGATCGTCAAGACCAAGGTATCTTTCGACACCGACGCATCCTTCCCGAAGTTGAAGTTTAGTTTCGGCGGCTTCTTGGATGAGGAAACTCAGGCTGTCGTTGACGAACTGTTTGGGTCTACCAAGGTTAAAGATATTACTGGTGAGACTCCCCGAACCGCAGTTGCAGTGCCGAAGATTGCTGCTCCTGCCCCCGTTGCGCCGAAACCCGCTGTAACAGTTGCAGAGGTAGAGGAGGTTGAAGCCCCCATACCAGCCCCTGCCCCTGCCCCTGTGAAGCGTGGTTTCGGTGCTGCTAAACCTGAGGCTAAGCCCAAGGCGGCTGCTCCTAAGGCGGCTGCTGCCCCGACTCCTGCCGCTGCTAACTCACTGGCTGATGAGATTGCGGCCCTTGTAGGCGAGGTTGCGGATGATTGAGCAACCACCGTTGGACTTTACCAAGGTGGAAACTTTACGTAGACATATGCTTCTGACCACTGGGAATATGTCCACATTGTTTGGCGTTTCCCGCATGACGTACCATGGCTGGGTGAAGGGCAAGCCCCTCCGCAAATCCAATGACGTTACGGTTAGGCGTGTGCTACGACAACTTCTCGACATAATGAAGAATCACCAATGGCCTATGCCCGAAGTGATTGCATCAGATCAGCGAGAAAGGTTTTCACGCTTACAGGAATTGCTTAATACTTGAATGGTGGCGGGGGGAGAAATCCCCCCGCTATAGCGGGGCGCTATGGACACGTTGAGTTTTCTTCAGCGGGTTCTACCATCGGAAGGCTTCTTTGTTACGACTGTCATTAACCCTGACGGTAACAAGCAGGGATTCTTTTCGACTGTAGAAGAACTCGCCAAAACCGTGGTCGCACTAGACCAACGCGGTAACAACACATATTTTGCTATCTCTGCATTCATTGAGAAGGGTAGCCGTAAGCAGGATAATGTCCGTGCTACGAAGGTGCTTGCCCTAGATATTGACTGCGGCGAAACCAAACCGTTCCCTTCATGGAAGGAGGGACTCGTAGCCTTGGGTAAGTTCGTCAAGGATGTTGGCTTACCCAAACCTATGATCGTTCATTCCGGTAACGGCTTGCACGTTTACTGGGTACTAGACCGTGAGTTGCCACCCGACGAATGGAAGCCACTGGCTGAGGCACTCAAGGCTGCAACAATCGCCAAGAAGTTTGAGGTTGATACCGGGCTGACTGCGAACAGCGCACTGGTGCTGCGTCCTATTGGAACCCACAACCCGAAGAATGGTAAGGAAGTCTCCTTACTTCTGGATGCCGAACCGACGACCGTCGCTGCGATGCAAGTTGCACTAGCGGATCATGTTTTGATCCGGAGGCATCACACACCCACAAGTAAGTTATCACAAGCCCTTGTTGTCGAGAACACGCTGCCGCCGTCTAACCCCATGGCTGTGGCTGCAAAGTGCCAACAGATCGGATGGGCTATCAAGAACCAAGCAGATGTTTCCGAACCCATGTGGTACTCCCTCTTGGGTGTGGCTGCGTATTGCCAAGACCCAGAGGCCACGGCTATTGCATGGAGCGAACAGCATCCATCGTTTGATGTAGACAACACACTCCGTAAGTTGGAGCAATGGAAGCGCGTAACCACTGGCCCGACTACTTGTGCCAAGTTCAGCACCGACAGACCAGACGGTTGTAAGGGTTGTAAGTTCAAGGACAAGATCGGTTCACCGGCTAGGCTTGGCGTTCAGTATCAAGAGGTGGCTGCGCCGACCGACGCTATTGATCCAGTATCCACCGATATCCCTGTGCCAAAACCCTACAAGCGCACAGCAGATGGCATCAAGTTGACCATCGACGATACGGATGTGGATGTATGTAAGTTCGATCTGTACCCAGTTTCGTATGGCCGTGATGAATCTCTTGGTTACGAGACTGTGCGTTACCACTGGAAGCGTCCGCATATCGGGTGGCAAGAACTTGTCCTGAGGCAAGCGTATCTTGCTGAGGGCAGCCGAGAGTTCCCCGCTGCAATCGCAGACCAAGGCATAGTCCTAAACGGCAAACACCAGACAGGATATTTCCAGCACATGCTTCGCGCTTACATGGAAGAACTGCGGCAACGCCGCACCATGACGAACCTCTATGCCACGATGGGGTGGAAGGAGAACTACAACCAGTTCGTTATTGGTGACACGATCATGCGCCGCAACCCAGACGGTAGCGTGATGGAAGACTCAGTCACTCTGGCATCTATTAATAGTAAGTTGAGCCATGACTTGTACGGTGTGTCTGGCGACATGGATAGTTGGATTGAGTTCACCCGACTGGCAGAGAAGGCCAACTTGGACACGCATATGTTTGCGCTATGCGTCAGCCTGTCGTCACCACTGTATGCGTTTACAGGTTTGAAGGGATTAACCATCTCACTCTATGGCCCGACTGGTGGCGGTAAGACACTGGCACAGTTGTGGATGCAGTCTGTATGGGGCAACCCTGACAAGTTGCACTTTGCTGCCAAGTTCACACAGAACACTTTGTTCAGCCGCATGGGACTGTATTCGAATATGCCCATGACGATTGATGAAGCCACGATGATGCAGGACAAAGACGTTGGTGACTTCCTCTACTGGGTAAGTCAAGGGCGAGACAAAGCCAGACTGAATCGCAATGCAGAGGAACGAGATGCCAAGACGTTCGCCATGCCAGTGACGGTATCCACAAATAAATCTATGGCTGCGAAACTTATTTCATCCGGTATGGACACAGACGCGCAGATGGCACGACTGCTTGAGGTCACGGTCAAACCTAGTCCGTTGTTCACCAAGGATAGCGAGGCGGGGCGTAAGGTCTATGACTTCCTCAATAGTACGTATGGGCACGTAGGTCGAGCATTCATTAAGAACCTATTGGAACTTGGACCTTCTGCCCTGAAGACCATCATCGCAGATGCAAACGCTACGTTTGCCAATCGGTACGACTGCAAGTTTGCGGGTGAGGAACGGTACTGGGAGCAAGCCATTATCCTTGCAGACTTGGCTGGTAAGTTAGCCAAAGACTGGGGACTGATTAAATTCGACCACGTTAGAGGTATTACGTGGGTGCTTGATCAGATGGGTGCTATCCGTAAGACAGCACAGGAAAGCAAGGTCGATGCGTTCGATCTACTTGGTGAGTATCTTAACGACACTGCCTCCAGTGCGCTTACCGTATTCCATCAGGACGGACAGAAGGCAACGGTGGACTACAGCCGACTGCCACGATCAAGCATCTACGTCCGGTTCGACTTGCACCGCAAGACTGTTGGGGATCACTTCGACCACGGTGTTGTCATGCTCGACAGGGCGCACTTCCGTAAGTGGTTGTCTGCTAGAGGCGGCGACTACAAGTCGTTCATACAGGAACTTACTGAGGAAGGCATTGTCGCTACGCCCAAGTCCCAGAAGGCGTACTTGGGTAAGGACTCGCCCATCAAACTTGGGCAGACTTACGTCATCGGTATCAACCTCAATCACCCCAGACTCCAAGGTATCCTAGATAAAGAAAGCCAGAACGCTGAAGACCTAGCCCTAGGTCAGTTAAAAGCCCTGACTTAGGTATACGGCTCGCTCATCCTTGCGGCGTTTTACTAGGCCGGGGAGCACTTTGCCCCCGGCTTTTGTCCATTTGAGGAACTCATCTGCTGCTTCTTCAAACTCCCCACGATTTGTTTTCATACGGAGAGAAGATCTTTGAAGGTTGCCTAACCCCACGTTGAAGGCAAAAGATACGAGAGCATCAAAGACTCCCTGATTGCCAGCAGCAGCAGGGCAAAGTCGAACCACACCACGCTCAAACCGGCCAAGGTCTTGAGCAAGTATCCGATCCACCTCGTCCATCGTGAGAACCCGGTCCCAGCCAGCGGGTATCGGTAGATTCTTGCGCTCCTCATACTTCACCGTCGCATGGGCCGGGTCGATTACATGGCCGACACCCACCGTCCACAAAAGCGCCGGGCAGCGATAAGGCTTACGCCTCCCCCCTTCGTGGTGCTTGATCCTTTGAATGACGGCATGT